CCAGACCAAGTTAAACGGAATGCTGCATCTAAATCTCTTGCATCTTTAAGATTGTACTTCATTTGAGAAGCCATAAATGCAGCTGGAGTAGTTAGAATAGGTTGGTAAGTAGAAGCAGTTGAGCCAAGTTCAAGTTGATTCCCATAAACATAAATACCACTTGTTCCATTGCCAGTATAATTACCACTATCTGCACCATTCAAACTTAAACTTATATAATATTGATTACCACCACTTATAGCATTGTTACTTACTACGCATCTATACCAACCATTACCTATGTTAGTAATACTTCCAGTTCTACCTCCAGATGCAGTACCTACAACACCATTAACTAAATCAAAATAAACGCCCCCTCCATTATCGGATAACCAAGCCCATTGTCTGCCATTTGATTTTAAATAACAAGAATAAGTTGATAAAGCAGTTGTTGCTACAACACCACTATACATAACGTGATATCCAGATGATGAATTTTCAGTCATTAAATACGCAGTATTAGCACCAAATGGATTAGCTACATTTTGAGTTAAAGTCAAATTATTTTTGCCCCAATATGCATTTGAAGTGTCTTGAGTATAACTAAACAAATTTCTATTATCAGTAACCATTGGATATACTGCTTTCATCTTACTCCATAAGCCAGAACTCTTTAAGTCCTTTACTAAAGTAGTAATAGCAGATTTTTGTGTTGTACCACTCAATCCAGTAGCAGTAATAAAAGCAGATGCATCCGAGTCCACCCCAGATGCAAATACCCTATTAATTGTATTTTTTATTATGTTCAGCATTAGTATAAAGCGATTATATCAGAAGCAGTTGTGTTAGTAGACATTACTTTAATAACTTGGATAGGCATGAAAGTACCATTAGCCACATTCTTAAATGTGAATACTCCACCGTTACCCATAGTTACCGCAACATCTCCACCAGTTCCAATATAAAGACCACCAGTCAAATCAAGAACAGTACTATCGGATTTCGTTATACTTAACGCACCAGCTGCTTGATCATTCGTTTCTCTCTTAAAATTTGCCATTGTATTTTATTTTAAATAGGATTAATTAGGAATTTGACACTCGTTATATACAAAATCTACACCCAAAGTAAAGCTAAATCTTGCCCCACCTAAATAGTCCGGAGTTTGCTCTTCAACCACATCAAAAGAAACATCGCCTAAACGAATTTCTTGATTGTATTTTAAAGCTGAAAGTATATCCCCACCTATTTGAATGCAGTCACTTTTTACATCCTCTACATTGGTTTGGTCTTGTAAGGTTTTATCCAAAGTAAATAACTCAACATTAAAAGTCATCACATTGCCACTTATAGAGCCATTAGCAATGTTAAAAAACATAGCTGGATAGTTATTATCCCCTTGCTCTAAAAAGTCAAACGTGTCTCCGAAAAAAACTGTTTTGACTTGCTTATGACTTTCCCCTAACGAGCTTATTGTTTGTATTACTTGGTTTAGTGTCATTTTTTTCAATTTTAGCCAAGAAGAGTTTTAACTTCTCAACATTTTTATTGTTATAATTTTTTGCCATTAGCAATCGTTGCAGTTTCTAAATATGTTGCCTTGATACTTCTCTTCAAACGTTCTTTTTCTATCGTAACAATCATCTAAAAATATAGAACTTGTATAAGCATCATTATCCGGTAGTATCGTTTCAATCGTGCTTCCTGGATTAATATACAAAGGTAAGTTACCTATTGAAGCTTGGTATTTTAAATAATTGATTAATCTCTCTTTGTAGAACTCTGCTCTTGTTTTGTATCTTGCTGAAATATCTAACAAATCTTGCATTGATGGTTGAGTAGTATTATCTCCCGTTTTTTGTACTGTACCTTTCGTGTACATTTGGAAGTTTAATTCTACACTTAACTCGCTTAATACATAATATACCAAAGTGTCTGCAATGTAATCGTTGATTAAAGTAACCTCTGCCGAAGTTAAGTTATTAGATTGAATACCAGTAAGAATGCGATTATAAAGAGCAGTACCAAGAGCCGGATGTATGTACATATCTTGGCTCGTTTTGATTTCTGGATAAAGTAGTTTCTCATCTACGTTACCAGCTAAACCACTACGCTCTTTTATTGAATTAGGACTAATTATAAGTATGTTCTTGCTCATTTTTATTTGTTTTTACGCATTACGATATTGCTTTTCCATTCGTGTCGGCAGCTTGGAGAATGTTCGCCACTTGGCATAGTCCACCAACCACCTTTTCTGTCCCATACTGAATAACCTAATCTTGCACTAATTTGCTCAATATCACTTCTTGAATAGAATTTATCTAAAGACATTAATCGTTTACAAAACTCTCTACTTGGGTGCTTTTCACTATCTCTTTGTGTAATCGGTATATCATTTTTCCACTCATAAGAGTATCTAATCATAAAAGATTTAGTTTCTGGCTCTATTTTAGTTAAGTCCTTTAAAGGAGCAGTTAATTCATGAATTAAAACTCCGTTCTCCGTTCCTTGAGCTAAACTACCACTTTTAATTAAATCCTCAATATTTCTATTTACAACATCAATATCAATTTTTAAAGTATCTGCAATTACTTCCGGTGTTATTCTTTTATCCTTGCTTATTAAGTCAAGTATATCAGCTTTAGTTTGGTTTATAGTTGCAAATAATTCGTAATCGGTATATTCATCAAATCTTGCTTTCTTTTTGAATACTTGGAAATTCTCACTTGATTCGCCAAACTCCTCAAATATAAACTCATCGCTCATTTGTTGTGGTTGTGTTTGATACTGACTCATATCAATACCCAACTTCTCTAATATCCACTCTTTAGGTGCTACTGCAGCTATTGTTTGCTCTCCAAATTCAATACCTATTGGCTCAACTGCTATCAAGTACATTGGCTCTTTTACACCTCTGTAACTGCCTATCATGTTAATAACTGCTTCAATTTGTCTTTGCTTGTAATTGATATAAGTGTTTTTAAATATCTCATATCCATCACGCATCTCTTGTCTTGTCCCTAATTTGCCAGGCTCTGCAATACCAAATAAAGCCGGAGTAGTAATTTGATGAGCTACATAAATGTTTGTTCTAATCAACTCATCTACATGACCGAAATCTTCTTTAGTTAAATCACTTGCACCCAAGTCATCTATAATAGGCTTTCTGCCACTATCGTTTACAAATGACAAAAGGAATTTCTTACCATCACTACCTGTAAACTTATTCTCAAACTTACGCTCAATAATTCTTTTCTCTTCTGGATTTGGCTCTCCGTTAGGTAAAGTAATTAATTTGCTTGGAGTAAAGCCAGTTTGTGCATTACCTAAAACGTGCTTACTTACCTCTATATCACTTTCAATATAATTCAAACCACCGAAATAAGATGGCAAAGGATAAATGCTAATACCAGCTCTATATTCTTTTACAAATAAGATTTGGCTTCCTTTAGGGAAGTTGGGATTAAATGCCGGATATACTTTAACCTCCTCGTGTCTATCTTTCCAATTGTCTTTAATCCAAAACTCTGTGTTGTCTTTGTTAGTTCTAACTTTAGAATAATCTACATGGTAAATATCCGAGATCATGCCATTCATTGACCAAATAACTTGAAGATAAAAGCCACCAAAAAGCTCATTATCAGTTACTATCTTTTTAGTTACTTCCTCAAGTGTTTCTACTTGGTTTGCGTGTTTAATAAAAAGCTCTCCGTAAACATCACCAGCTTTCCAGCCATTGCCACAGATATAATTAATCTTACCTTTTATTAATGCTTGGTGCTTTGCAGATTTCTTATAAAGCTCTAATAAGTATTCTGGGTAGTCATTCATATGACCATACTCATAATAACCTACTCCCTTTTTCTCTTTATAGTCCGGTTGTCTTGCTTCTGCAAATGTTAATATACTGAAATTATCCATAAACTACATATGTATTTAATGTTTCGTTAGTTGTAAATACTGTATCATTGTCAATTACCCTTACTAAACCAACTTCCAATTCTTGACCGGTTGTAGCTACTCCAGAATTTGAGCCAAATACTAAATAATTCCATTGCCCTATTGTTAAAGCATTGAAAAAAGCATAAGGAAATTCATTGTATCTATTAGGATAAGGACTTAAATCGGTGCTTCTCAATTTTACTACAGTTATTACTTGCTTCGTAACCACATTAGTAAACTGAAAATACCAATAAGCCCATGCACTCGTTTCTTTTTCATTTAGAGTGAAGATAAAATTAGTAGGATTGTCAACGTTTAGTACCATTCTATTAGTAAATAGGCAAACCTCTAAAAATACAAAAAGAGGTGGTAAAAACCACCCCTCTTTTATATACAACTACGAACAACCTTAGTTTGTGATAGCAGTTATTGCTCCAGCAGATACAGACCACATAGGATCAGCTTCCATTGCTTGGAATGTTAAAGTATAGCCATTTCTGTCGCCAGATGCAGTACCAGTAGCAGAATTACCAGAAGTAATATCTAAACCATTTTTTGCACCAATTAACCAAAATGCACCATTCATATCTTCAACGATAGCCATCAATCTATTTTTAGCAAGTAACAAGATTTCGTTTCTTGTAGCTGCAGCTAATTTGTTAATAATAACAGTAACTTCTTGTTGATAAAAGATAGTTCCGTTTTGTACGTTAGCAGTTATTGTTTCTGTAAAAGATGAAGTTTCACGAACTTGATTATACTTCCAGAATTTTTTAGAAGCAACCATTGTTAATGTAGCAACTCCAGCAGCATAAGCTATTGAAGCAACATTGTCAAATTCTACAAATCTTACCGACTTAACGCCACCTAAAGACTCTTTACAGTCCAGTATAAACCCTTGAGTTAAAGCACATGGCATAATTTAATAATTTAAGATTTTAGAAGAAAAGTGGGAGTATTTAAACCCCCACTATAATTTTATTATACTAATACGAAAGCAACCATTTGAGTACCGAACGCATAGTTCACACCCATTTTAAATTCGCTTACGAAACGTACTTCATCAGCTTCTTTTGCGTAGAAGATTTCAAATCTTTCTTCTTCGTTCAATAAGTCAGTACCTAAGAATAAGTTCTCTAAGTTAGTAGAGTAGATTTTAGAAGTACCGTTCAAACCTGGAGTAGCAATAACTTCAATTGAAGTACCTGGTAAGAAGAATGAGCTATCAGCTTTTACATCTACTGCATAGTTAAACATATTAGCATTTTTCAATGCGATAGTGTAAGTACGGAATACATCTTGACCACAGAAGATTTTAGTGCTATCTTTAGCAACGATTTCAGCCGGTAAAGCTCTGTAAACTGCATCCATTATAGCAACTACGTTAGAAGTAGTAATACCTACTGCAGTAGTGATAGCAGCTGGTAAGAAAGTAGTAGTGTTAGCTAAGATAACAGTACCATCAGCAGCAGCCAATTTAGCTAAACCATCAAATTTATTTAAGTTTGCGTTACCAGAAGCAGTATCACCTTGCCATAAAGCAGTTTCTAATTGAGCAGCAATTTTAGCAGCTTTTAAGTTAGAATAATCTTCAGCATAAACCATTTCAGTATACATTGATCCAGCCGGTAATGCTTTTTGAAGATATTTAGTTTCTAAAGATTTGATACAAAGAGACTCATTAACTTTGATTTTACCAATAGTTACAGTTCTTTGAGTGAAAGTAGTAGTACCACTATTGTTGAAGCCACAAGTTCCACCAGCTTGGAATACTGCATCAGTATCCATGATGTTGATTTTTTCAGCAGATTTTACACCTACCATTACGTTACCTTGATTTTTGATCAAAGTAGCAGTTTTTGCGCCTAATACGGCAGCAGACACTAACAAATCTTGATTTTCTGTAGTGTAGTTAGCTAAAGCACTTACGTTAAATGACATTTTTTTTAGTTTTAATTGTTATTTGATTATTTTACTTTTTTAGCCATTTCTAAGAAGCGGCTGATTTTTTCGTTTTTCTTTTCAATTTTTTGAAAGCTACTTGGAGCATCAATTGGATCAGCAGTAGCAGTTGTAGCTAAACCCTCAATTGCAGAAGCTAAATCTTTAATAGCTGCTTCAAATTTAGAGTACATTGCTAAAGCATTTTCCTCTTGGCTTACCAATTTTGCAGATTGCTCTTCAAATTGACCTTTAGTAGCTGCTAATTCTTCTTCAAGTTTAGCAATCTTTTCTTTTAATTCTTGCTCGGCATCTACTTCCGGCATTTCTTCTTCTACCTCTGGAGTTTTAATTTCAACAATCACTCCGTTTTCATCAACGATGATAACAGATTTGTCTGCTAAAATGTGCTCTCCCATAGGTGCAAAAGTTCCATCAGCTAAAGTAACTACGCCACCTACTTCATACTTATCTACGTTGATTGTAGTACCATTTTCTAAAGTGTACTCTACAAACTCAACTTGACTTTCTGTAGCAATTGGAGCATCGTTAAATAGCTCTTTTACTTTGTTTACGAAATCAATTGGGTGCATGATATATTTTATTTTAATTAGTGAACAATAATTTTAGTGCAACTTAACTTGTTCAAGTAAGTTTTTAATTTGAGCTTTTATTTGCTCGGCTTTCATTTCTTCCGGTCTTTTATACTTAAATAAACCCTCAACCGAGAAGCCTTTGAAATCTCCGTTTTTAATAGATGCCCATACTTCTGGATTATCTACTTTAAAGCTACCAAACCAACTACCCTCCGGAGCATCTTCAAATCCAACCATTGGTTGTATGCCTCTTTTCTTTGAAGTAATAAAGCTCTCAAATAAAGTAACCCCATCAACTATTTGCATTGGATCGTGCATTAAGTTTACGTTTGCTTGGTATCCCTTTTGGAAATACTTTTGTACTATCTTTTGAATAGTAGCAGCATTGAATACAACGTAATACTCTCCGTTTGCATCAAATCTGTAAATCGGAGTGTCGCTTAACATTAAAGGACCAGAAACTATTTGCTCATCTTCATTGATTGAGAATTTCATTTTTTGAATACTCGTTAGTTTGTTTTCTGCCCAAGTTAAAGCAGCTTCGCCACCCCAAGCATCGTACATTAATTTACCACAACCATCTTCGTAGGTTTTAGAGCTTTCTAAATCTACTTTATGTCTGCTTAAATAAGAGTACATTCTTTGGATTGTGTCTAAAGATATTGGCTCTCCACTTGCTAATTGATTAGCTCTTGTTTTACCTACCGGAGTACCACAAGTACCCCAACCATTTTCCTCTGCCCAATCTAAAGCCTTTTGAGCAGTATTCTTTACACTTTTTGGATAGTCACTAAATGAGTCAGCAAACTTTAAGAAATTCTTTTGAATTGCAGGCTTGTCAACGAGTGCGATGAAGTCCACCTCACTATCATCGTTGAAGTCGGAGCTGATATCCAAGTAATATGTTTGAATGTTTGAGTCATATTTCATAATAATAAATAGTTTAATTGTTATTTAAAGCGACTTGAATTAAGTATTCTTGTTACTCTATTTTGTGAATTTGTTACATCGCTCTCTAAAACGTATGCTTTTATAGCTTGATTTCCGAGTGCGTTTATTGTGCCTTGATTTAATTGTGTTACTGTTTGCTGCATAGGAGCTGGACTTACCGGTGCTGCTCCAAAACTACCAGTTGGCATATTTGCCCCTCCACTACTACTTGCTCCAGGAGTTTTTACATCTCTAATTTTTTGTACTGATTTATAACCAGCATATAAAGCTATACCGGCATTAATAGGAGCTAAAGCTGGTCCGACAATTGGAATACCTACTGTACTTTCATAAGCCTTTTGAGCTGATAAGATAGCCGAGATAATTGCACTTGAAATAGCCAACGCTTTTTGAGTATCACTTCCTTCATCTGCTAATTGACTTGCAGTAGCTAAACTTTGCGAAATAGCATCAAGAGCTATAATAGCTGACTCCATTTTAGAACGAGCTAATAACCTTTCCGAGTCTGCAACTTGAGTATTTAAAACAATGTTTTGTTTTTTAAGTTTACTTACATCTTTATAACTATTTTGCTCTTCTGTAGATGCAATTTGAGTTATTGACTTCATTTCAGTTAGCTCAATCTTGCTATCCTCAAATTCTTTCTTTCTTTTTTCTGCTGCCTCTTTAGCTTGTCTTGCTGACTCTTGTCTTCTTTTTCTCTCTGCTGCTTGGTATTCATAATTAGCAACTATACCCTCCGTATTTGACTTATTAATAGTATTTAAAGCATCTTTTGCACCTTGTTGGTCTATTTTTTTAATATCATTATAATATCTAATTTGAGCTTCTGTTTTTCTTCTTCTATAACTTTGTTCAATTTCAAATATCTCTTTTTCACTTGCTCCCCTTGCTTTTGCTTTAGCTATATCTATTGATTTTTGATTTTCTAAAGATTGAGTCAATTGGTCAAGTTCATACTTGCTACCCTCTTTAATTGTTCTATTAAACTCTTTTTGCTTTTCAGTAGCTTCTTCTGCTGCATTTGAAAGTTTATCAAAATAAGAAACTGCTTGCCCTAAAGCAACCACAAGTAAACCTATACCAGTTGCTGCAATAGCCCCTTTAAGAACATTAAAAGCCACACTCGTAGTTTCTACCTCAATTCCAAATAATCGCATTGTAACTGCTGCAGCCTTAGTCGCTAACTCATTTGCCTTAATTACAATGGTGCTATTTTGAATTACAGATATTAAGTTTTTAAAGCCTTGAATACCGGTATCTAAAAAGGTATTTAAACCCTCACTTAAAGCTAAAGCACCTTGTACTTTTACTAAAGTTTGTTGCAAATCCTCGCTCTCAATCCCAAAAGTAGCCATTGCCCCTTGTACTGCTGCAAACCCACCGGCTACACCTTGTAAAGATTGACTAAAAGCTCTAAATTTAGCATCTGGATTAAATGCATCTGCCATACTTTTAGCATCACCTATTCTATCTTTTAATTCTGCAACTCTTTTTGCTGCTACAACTGCTTCCTTTGAGCCTTCGCCAAATTTATCAGCCATTGCAATTAACTCTGCATTTGCAGCTTTTAATTGAGCTTTTACACTACCAACCGACTCAACTGCTTGAGAAGAGTCAATAACTATCTTCGTGCCTACTATATTATCTGCCATTTTAATAAATTGTGTCTATTACTTTTAATAATTCTACTTTCGTAGGTTTCTCGCTTAATGGATCGTAACCATCTACTTTATTTATTCTCCACATCGTTCCATCTATAAGTATGTTTTTTGCAAAATCTAATGTTCTTATATCCATACTCGTTAAATGAAATTGAGCAGTAAGGATTGTACTATTAGGATTTGTTATTTCTGCAAAGTATTGACTCCAGAATGAATTGAATAACCCATAATTAACAGTAGTGCCGGTAATTGTGTAATAAATCTCTTTTGGAGATGCCCAACCTAATGATTGAAAGTAAGTGCCATTATCTGGAACAGTTGGATGCTCCCACATACCAGCATAAGGGAATTGAGTTATATTAGTTTGATAGTTACCACCACCGGTATTCTTTATATCCCAATTGGCAACAGTTAGCATTTTGGTTTGTAGAATACGGATATTGCTTGAAGTAATACTCTCATCTGCAAAGTTACCTTCCTTGTATAAAGCCGGAACTATTTTAGGTTGATTATTTGGAGCATAATTAACAGTAGATGCAAATATAACCTCTAAATCATCTTTGTCTTTAGCATACTCGTATTCGCTATCATAACTAAAGTCCATATAACCTTCGTTATACTTTTCTTTGTATGTTTTATTCCAATAAGCATCATCATTCTTATATTTGAAATTAAATACACGAGCATTCAATTCGCCCATAGGTTTTAACCTAATCTCTTGACTTCTATCAAGTTTGTCGCTCCAATCTAAATTATCGTTTAAGTAGAAATCTATATATGGTGTGATTATCAGCTTTTTAGCTATATTCTTATCCTCAACCACATAAAGATTAAACATTTTAAGGATTGAAGTAAAGAAGTCCGTTATTTTGATGTTTTTAGGTACGCAATAACTCATTTGTAAAGTATCACCTATTACTGCTTGAGTTGCAGTTTTAACCGGAGTATCAATATACCAAGTTGAATTATTAGTTACAATTGTAGAAGTCAATCCTCCAACGTATGGTAAATATTCAATAACTATTTTATAAATATCATTTGTAACAAGATTTACTACTGTACTTAAATTCTTGCCATAAATATATGGATCGTTAGCAGTTCCTTGATTTGAAGTTTGGAAGCTATCTAAAATAGCAAATTGAACTCCATTCTTAAATAACTTAATAGAATAAAATCCTTGCCCTACAATAGACAAGTTCATAAACAAATTAAATTGAGTATTATTTACAGTTGTAGCTCCAGTATATTGATATTGCCCACCACCTATACTTGCAAAATCTCTAAACGTACCAGCATACCAAAGGAATGTATAAGGAGATACTGCAGTCAATCCAAATGTATATTGTGTTGTACCTATGTTTAATAATTGAGATACTAAAATCTTTAATCTGTCATCGTTATTAGGAACTATTAATCTCTTGAAAAAAGCAGTATCAAAGAAAGCACAATCGTAAGTATATCCACTTAAATTAAAAATCCTTTGTATGTATTCCCTTACATAAACTGCCGGTCTTAATGCTTGTTCGTAAAAATGAGCTCTTGCAGAAGTTTCAGCCACCTTGCCATAGTCAATCAACGGATAGAAATACCCAACGCCTGGATTTGTATTTCTATTAGTCCAAGATGCCACCATATTTGCATAGTTATAAGTATGATTAAGGTCATCAAGATATAACTGCTCAAGAAGTTTAGTGCCGGAATTAACATTTGATACCTCATCGGTAATTCCTTTACTCAACTCATAATAAAACCCACCTAATTCTCCAAATACTGCACATTCATACTCTACATGATTAGCATACTTGACAACCTCCATAACCCTTAATTTACCTTTAAAGATTTGGATATTGTCTACTAATATAATACAATTGCTTCCAACTGCTGCAGTGTAATTCTCATTAACATTAGGTGCTTGAGTATTTACATTCTCAATGGCTAAAAATCTACCAAGCTCGGAGATATGGTTGAATATCTTATTATTCTTTTGACTTCCTTGTATTACTATTGTCTTTGAATAACTTGTATTCTTACTGCCAAAGTCCTTTACATCATCAATAACATAGCTAATCTCACAAGCTATATCATTTGTCAAATCTAATTCAAAACCCTCTACAAATATTTGTGTCCTCATTATCGTAATTGAGTTTGTTGTATGCCTAATAGAATGTCTATCTCTAAATTAAATATCTTATCTGCTCCTCTTTTCTTTTCTGCCCAGTCGCTTGTTTCTATTGTTACCGGTATCATTAAAGTATTATTATCTATTTGAGCAAATACTTGTGGAGATGCCAATAATTCCCTCAACCATAAAAAGTCAGTTTCAGTAACATATTCGCTTACTAATTTAATTTTATGAGTCATTGTATTTGCGTAGTTAGTTTTAACCTCGCCTAAAGTGTTATTATAAACTCTATTTATGTTAACTCCAATATCAAAAGCACTTGTTGTATAGGTTGTAATTAACCCTAATTTATTTATAGATTGTCTTTCTATGTTTGTATTTACACGATTAACCCCAGAAAATAAGAAGCTCTCAAAACCACCCATTGCATTTAGGAAGTGAAGCATAACCGGATTGTTCTTTGTGCAGTTGAAGTTTATATCTATCGTAGTGTTATTGAGTGCATTATAGAATGGATCGCCATCAACATCAAAAAATACTTTACTTGCATCTCCAAATAAGATTGAACTTGTTAGTTTAGCATTATAAACACCTATTGCATTTAAAGAGTCGGCAAATGAATAAGTAGATGGACTTGCTAAAGTGCCAAAATTAACTGTACCTCCAACATAGGTTTGTGATTTGAATATAGGAATATAAACCGAGTAATTCCCATAAGAATTAATTGTTCTATATCTGTTTGTGCTTAAATACAAAGGTAATGTTCCACCATAAGAAACTAACCCTAAATCCGGCAGCAAACTATCATTTAAGAATGATGGATACCCATACCAAGCATAACTCGTTTCGGTAGCTACATTAGTAGTAATCACTCCACTTGTATTTTCTGTTCCATATTTAACCTGATATTCTATATAAGGGAAGTATGCAGAGCTTATATTAGCTTGAATATAGTTTTTTATTATCGGAGCTACATCAAGATAAGCATGATAGGTAGCACCCATTGTAATAGCTTTGTATTCTCTTAATACAAGCACACTATTTATATATACATCAAATATATAACGATTATAAGCATAACTTGGAGTAGTTATAGGTTGATTTTCTCCGAATGCGTGAATGACTGGTCTGCATATAGACCTCATTTGATTTTTGGCATAATTGCCTTGTAAAACTGCTAAACCCATTATTTATTATTTTCCCATGAATTTTTTATTGCTACTTGTATCTCAAAACCTACTGCTTCCGACAAGTCCTTTTGGAACTCTGCTGAATTAAATAGTTTTAAAGCATTGTCAAAATAGTTTGTCTGCTCAATACCTTTCTTTTTTATACTTCTTGCAAAGGCAGTCGCTAAACTTCTTAATTTGGTTGTTTGGCTTACTGTACTTCTTATTGACTTTCTTTTCTTTTCTAAACCAGATATAGTGTATTTGTCGCTTGGTCTAATATTGTGCCTTGTAATCCAACCTTGCATTGCATCTATCATTTTTTTAGATGCTCCTTTAGTTTTGAATTTATAAGGACTTCCACTTAAAGTTTTACCTACTCCGGCAACCCCTTGATTGACAAAATCCCAATACTCTGCAGCTTTATTGTCTTTAGGATAGCCAATTGTAACCATATAGCTTTTACCCATATAGCTTACATCAAAGGTCATATCTAATAAAGCACCGGTATCAATCTTCTGCTTTGCTCTTAAATTCCTTTGTGCTGCTTCAATAAACTTCTTGGCGTAGGTAGCTAACAAATCCTCTACCACATCCATTCTTCCGGTTGTAGTAAAATCTTGTTTATTATCTCCTATTGTATAAATCATTTCAAGTTTTTAATCTGTTGTTGCTCGTAATCTTGTTTCGCTTTCAAATATGCTAAATCATTTAAGAATTGAAGTACCGGCATATCGTATACCTCATCTAACTTTACTCTTTCGTGTTCGGCAACAATTGCTGCTTGATAGATCCAGCCATAAGTGTCCATAAATCGTTTACCACTTTCTCGGACTCGGATTGGCTCATCTTCGCTGCTTTCAATAGGCTCTCCAAATAGTCCTTTGAATTGTCCATCCA